AGTTTAGTGTATTGCACTCTGTAATTAAACCAGCCATCAACAGCCAGCCAGAAATGAGCCGGAGTAGTCTTTTGTAATTCAACCAATTCATTGTTCTCCAATAGGAAACTTAAGACACCTAAGGGCATATACACAACCATGTCATACCCAGAATCTTTATCACTAGAATACTCTTTCAGATAGTCCTGGAATTGTTGAATTACTCTTTTTACTCCATCACCGGCGAAATAATCAATATTGCCCATTGAATTTCTAATTCTGGGGCAAAAATCATCAACATGAGTTATGGTGCCAAACGAGCGACACACCATTGGCCGGTATCCATAAATGGTGCACCCGCCTTTATAAAAAGCACAATGTCTTTCTGTCTCTCCACCGTTTTGCCATGTCTCATCATGCATAGCTAATTTCAAATCTTCAACAACACCATTCATCCAGTTATCGGCAAACTCCTGCCCTTTATCTTCAAGCTTTAAGTAATATTCTTGTCTTAGTCTGAATGCAATATTCGCACATTCTCCCATATGGATCACCAAGCCAACTCGGCAGCATTCACCAGAGCCAAGACACTTAAACTGTGTTTGATTTTGTTTTGCTTCAATAATTCTGATTTGATTGTAAATCATATCTAGCTTACTAAAGCTATTAATATCTTTTAAACTAACTGTTCTTCTCATGGGCCCTTCTTTCTAATTCGTTGAGCATTTCTTTTTTTAATTTCTCTATTTCTTTTTTCTGCCGCAATCAACGCAGGCGGCTTTGCTCTTGTTGAGCCTCCGGTAGATAAATTGCGACCCTTTCCTCTGAATTTTAGAAGATCGTATTTCTTAACCCAGTTATAAACAGCCTGGGGAGTAACTTTAATATTAAAACTGTTTTCTAGATGTTTACAAATGTCAGTAAGGTTCATCCTTCTTTTGACATACATTTCGTATAAAAAAGCTTTATCTTTGTATGGCTCAGATGTCACGAATAATCCTTTTGAAGTTTTAGCGAGTACCAGACTCCAATACCTGCTGCATCTATGATATCATCATCTTCAAGTGAATCTGGATGATTTATAAAATATGTTTTAACAATCTCACGAACTCGGCTCTTTCTCTCTTTCTTTAATTTAGCCTGCAAAGAACCCTTTTCCCCATTTTTATCAATTCTATTTTTATCAGTTGCGCTTATATTTTTATACCCTATTTTGTTTTTCCAGATTAAAGGGTTTATATCCATCATTTCAACACCAAAACCACTTAACACACCCCACGAATATCCTATAATATAGGAAATGATTCTGCTTGATTCAAAGTTTTGAACATATATTGATTGCTCAATAACTGCAATTTCTGCACCGTACTGTTTATGTATTTCCTTAAGTTCTTTATTTATAATTTTAAACTTTGAAGAAATCTCTTTAGTTTCTCTAAAATTAATTTTACCGCAAGCTACCATTGATATGCCATTTGTAGTGTGATCAAAAATAACCCAAGCTAAAGAATTTGATGACGGGTCCATTGAAAGCACCCTTCTTACCTTGATCGCGTTTACAATTTTTTTGACGCTCATAAATTTCTTTTAGCGTCAGACTCTTCCCAACCCCAGGAGATTAATCTGTCTGCAAATCTTTTTTGTTTACATAATTCGCAAATGTTTTCTTTATTATAAGAAGATAAAACTGTAGTGCAAACTTTAGTAGCACAAACTCTTTTTTTATGCTTGTTTCTTTTTTTCTCATAATAATTGTTTAATAAATTTTTGTTGGTTACTGTTCTTCTGCATTCTTGTGAACAGTAAATAGCGTTGTAAACCTTTGCCTCAAATTTTTTTTTACATTCTGTGTTAGAACATATCTTCTTTTCGTACTTTTTCACTATTAGACCAACATAATTCAACCAAATCACAAGAGTTACAATTAGCTGATGTTCTCTTGTATGGTTGTTCAGGTATATTACCATTTACATAATCATGATAAATCCTGGTATACTTTTTAAATAATTTTTCAATAAATTTAGAATCTTTTTCAATATAGATAGGCAAGATTTCTTGGTTGTTTTTATTTTCATAAATAACATAACCAGAATCTAGGTTTAAGCATTCCATATAAATTTGGGCTTGTCGGTAATGTTCGTCTTTGGGTTTATTATGCAGCTGTCGGTAATGAAAACCTTCTGAACTAATTGATTTTAACTCAATAAGTTTATTTCCATCCCAATCTATAATACCATCTGCTGTGCCCTCAATTGGCGGGGAATCGTATTTTACTGGGATTTCTTCTGCTACAAGCACACCCATTTCCCTAAAATAGCTGTAAAGGCGATCATGGACCGCATGACCGTTATCAAATATACGATAAGTCTGGGGAGAAAAAGACGATGTTACATCAACGCCATTGAATAGATAATACCAATACCTGGCACATTGGTTGGTATAACTAGGGTGAAAACCCTGCACCTGTTTAAATTTTGAAACATTCCTTAATGATAAATGATTATCAATTTCTTCAACTATACTTTTACGAAGTTGAACCGGAGTTTCTTCAAAAGTTTTTTTAGGGGCCTGTAGCTGTCTTAATGATTTCATTGGATTACCTTTGCTGCTAATTTGAGTGTGTTTATATTCTCTGCCAATGCTTCATACATGGTTTTCCATATATCATTAACAAACTTGTCTTGATCGCCCATAACGGCTGATTTTCTTTTAAAAACTTGTGATTTAACAATCATCAATGTTCTGTAGCCGGCAAGAAGATTTGCTGACTTAATAGCCTGCATTCCAACATAATGCTCTGGGTTCTGAACAATGTCTTCAACAATGCGCAAGCATTCTAAAAACTCTTCTGCTTTATCACCCATCATGGATGTAATCATTTCTTTACTTACAATAATATCTGCCATTACAAATCCTTTCTTAAATCTTCTGTCTTGACAACTGCTTGTTTAATACAGGGCTTTTGAATTCCAATAAGATATTTATAAACATAAATACCAAAATAATATCCATCATCCCAATTATAACTAACACCAAAAGCTCTCCAATGGGATAGTTTATCACAAAAAAAACGATATTTACCTTTAAACATTTTTAATTATTTCCCCAACCCATTTAGCAACTGGTGATGCAACAGCATTACCGCACATCTTGTATCTATTTGTATCTGCGATTATTTTGCCTTCATCATCATACTTAGTATGGTTATCAGGAAACCCCATTAATCTTTCGCATTCCATCGGAGTTAATTTTCTTAAAAGTAAATCAGAAGTCATTACGCCATGCTGCGAAATTGTGTCAAGGGTATAAGATGGATCATTCTCGTCACCAAACCCTTTGCCTTGTGGACCGGATTTATCTGAGCGACCAATAATTGTTCCTTGAATTGGAATAGCAATATGGTCTGCTGAATCAATACCGATTCTTAATGTCCTGTATACATCTTCGCTTATGGCATTATTGTATCCGTCATAAGCCAATACAGGATTCTCTAATCCCACTAAAGGTACTTGCCCACCACCTGTACCCATTCTGTGTTTTAAAGTTGGGGTAATTTGGTCTTCGTAAATACGAATATCATTTGTTCTTGTGCCATCAACAATGATTGGACCAGGAACTGCTACTGCAATTCCGTTTTGACCATACAATGTTTGAGAAACATTTTCAGAAGAAATTGGGTCTTGTTTTGCATGGAAAGATATTGGGTCTTCTACAACAATATTTGCTTCGGGGCGCTTGTAATCTGTAGCCCGAATACTTACTCCGCCTTCTGTCCACTTTCCGTGTCCGGCTTCACCATAGACGCTAGGTTTTCCAAGGATTGACGCAATCGCTTCGGAAGCTCGTTTCCCTTTTTTCCTGCTCTGTTTAATATACCCTTTGCTGTCTTTTGGGACAGGTAATATTTGCTCGGGACATCTTGCAACGGTTCCAGGATCGTAGCAAGCAAGCATAAAGACACGCCTTCTGCGCTGGGCGACTCCGAACCATTGTGCATCCAAGATGTGCCATTCAATCGCCAATGCCCCGATGTTTGCCATTTCGTCAATGACCCTTGCGAAGTCGTTTCCTTTATTGCTACTGAGGGCACCTGGGACATTTTCCCAGATTGTCCATTTTGGAAATTCATTTCTAGTTGCATCTCTCATCTCCTTGATAACTCTAATTGCTTCGTGAAATAATCCTGATCTTGAACCTTCTAAACCTCCGCCTTTGCCTGCGATTGATAAATCTTGGCATGGGCTGCCAAACACAATACAATCAACTGGAGTTAGTTTAGAACCATCAACATCTCTAATATCAAAATACTTAGGAACAGTCGGCCAATGCTTTCGCAATACGGATTGACAATGCTTATCCCATTCCACTTGCCATTCACAATTCCAACCGGCACTCTCCATGCCTAAATCAAAACCGCCAACACCCGCAAAAAGTGAACCAAATGTATTACTCATACTCTGTGCCTTTCACTAGTTCTCTAAATACTTCCCAGTCAATGATAGCGACTTTGGATTCAGAATTGCTACCTAAAACTACAGAAATACATGGATATTTATAATTAGAATTCCAAGCATCTTTACGCATTTTCTTCCAATTTG